CATATACCAAACATCTCCCTAGCCATCTGTAGTTCTTCCATAGAAATACCTACTTGCTGTAAGAAAGCTTCAATTTCTTCGTCAGAAGCACCTTGATTTACCATTTGTTGTAAAATTTTAATAATTTGTGTGAGGGCTTGTTTAGCCTCTTCTTGATCTGAACCAGAAATAGAATCTAAATCTTGTTGCATTTGACCAGGCATTTCTTGGGGGGCAGGAGTCCCTTGCATCATTGGTTGGTCAGGCATCATAACTGGGTCTACCTGCATACCCATCATCTCTTCGTCCATGTACAGTCCTGTAGTTAAAATCCGATTGTATCAGAATTTTGCTAAAAATTACCAGCATTGTGTTAAATATATGTTTTGAGTGTGTTTGTTATTAACCTTGTGTGTGTATACTATTGCCCTGCACTTTTTGTGTCCCCCCCCTAATCCTTCAACCGATACCGACCGATTATTGTGTCCTGCTGGGACTCCGAACATAAAAAAAGGGAGCGTATTGCTCCCTTAATCCTCCGACTATTTATTAATTAAGTTCTAATGGCACAACATTGTCAGGTTGTTGCTCTTGGGCTAACTCCCTCATCTCAGCATGAACTCCACCTGCTTGGATGATGTGCATACCATTAATGATTAGACTTTGACAGTCAGTCTCTATGGCTTTGCCAACGACTCTCTCTCCAGTCTCATCGTATAAGTTTATTTCTATCTTCATAATAACCTCCTATTGGTTTTGTTTAAAAGATAAGATAAGCTTAATTGATTGTCTACATTTTGTCTACTCTTTTCTTAAATTCTTTTTCTTTATTTAACTCATAGATAAATAGACCTTTGCGGCACATGTATCCTGGACTCTGCCGGATAAAATCACGGCATTGTGTTTCGCACTCTTTCAAAGACTCCGACCAAACCCGAGCTGTCCCGAGATGACAGTACCCGACATACCCGAGCCTCATGCCTGGTGGATCCTCTGCTTGTGTGTGTAAGGCTTTAGTGCTGGCTGTGGACCAGGCCTGGAACTAATCACTAGACCCGACCCGACAATAGGAACACCAGCACATATACGCCAACCGTAATCAGGAACAACGTGTCCATTATTCCTCATCATAACCGTCAAACCAAACGCCCTCTTCCCGGGTATCGTCTCTTTGGCAATGCTCTTGTGCTTCTTCCAAAGTTAATCCAGTTTTGATTGTTTTGCGAGCTGGACCTGGAAACCCGTCTTCTCTATAAAATCTTATTATCTTATATGACATATTACTTCTCCTGTAATTAAAAGCTTATTGAATCACATTGGATACATTATGTCAACATATCTTTCTTCCTGGTCAGATCTCCCCTGGGTAGATCAAGATCCCTGGTATTGTGGATCTAAGTAGCTTGTGTGTTTAATGCCCTGCACCGAAAGAACGAAACCCCGACACCCGACTCATAAAAAAGCCCGACTAAACGGGCTTGGTTCGTGGTCACTTATACTCGCGGAATCTATCTGTGCCTCTTTGGGCTTTGAGCTTCTGCTCCTGTTAGTTGATTCTTCCCTACCTGTCAGATAAGTAATGCACTTTACATACTATTAATTATACGCACTGTATACAAAATGTCAACACTCCATTCATCTTTCTTCTGCCAGACTCCACCGGTTAGATCCATTTGATATTGTGTTTGTTAATACTGTGTTAGTTCCTGTGCTTATCAACTGAACAGATAGCCCGACTCCCGACATAAAAAAACCCGACACTAGGTCGGGCTTATCGGGTAATGATTAATAGTTCATACGACAACCTCCCTCATAGTTTCAAAGTGTCTTACGATATTTACACCTACTTCATACTCGCTTTCACACGATTCACAATGCCACTCCTCAACTTCTCCTGTGGCTATATCTCTTTGATAACGCAATTCATCTTCGTTGCACTTGGGACACACTTGAACGCACATTACTTAGATACCTCATCAGCGATAGCAGTAATGATGTCCTTTATTCTTTCCTGTGCCATTGGCTCTAACAATGCTATTGCTAACTTGTCAGATATTCTATCTCTAGTCTGCCAGTCATGTTTAAACCAATTAAGTTCTTTATTGCTATAAGTAAAAGAACTAATACCATACAAGGCTTCTTGGCTCATACTGTTATAGTTTCTGATAGCTTCATTACAAGCAGACTCCATAGTGTTGAGTTTGTTTGAAATCTTCTCTCTTTCTTTATAACACTCCTTTACTTTGTCAGCTAACTTCTTAATAGCTTTGAAGTCAGTAGACTTCTCAGCTTTGGTTATTTGTTTATCCACTCTTTCGTGGACACCTACCATAATCTGATTGACTATGGCTTCTTGTTCAAATTTTCTTATCATATTACTTCTCCTATAAAGTTTATTTGAAGTTCTAGCTTATCACATTGGATACAAATTGCAACTCTTATATAAAATCAGGTATTTGTGTGCCAGACGACCAGCTGCACGGCTGCCGGTTAGCCTCCAGCCTGGTATGTTTACCGGTGTGGATCTGTGTTATATTGTGTGTGTAAGTTCTTACAACCCGACCCGACCCGATTACCCCGACAGCCCGACTAATAACCCGACTAGAGCCTGTTTATGTTAGCTTTTTTATTTGGAGAGAGACAAAGAGAGGGTACAGATGCTATTAATCTCCAAAAACCCTGCATATAAATCTATTCTATTATATAAATAAGATACAAAATGTTTACTAAAACACTTGCAATAATGACTACATAATGTATCATTAGATAGTGAGGTTAGCACATAGAAGAGGTAAGCTATTAAATTAATACCTGTACTCTACTTGGACGCCAACGCTTTTAGCAAGTCGCCGATAGTATCAAACGAGATTATAAACAAAGCCTCACACTTTATTAACCATAAACACTATAGGAGGTGTACAAAATGGGAACGAGAAGTAATATTGCTTACGAGCAACCAAACGGAGAGGTAATAGTCACCTATTGCCATTGGGACGGATACCCAACCTACAACGGTCAAGTATTAAACGACCATTACAATAACCATAAGAAAGCAGAGGAAATAGCCAATCAAGGTTATCTATCTAGTCTTAGAGAAACTGTAGCACTATCAATAGAAGATAGAGCACATCAAGACCAACCTTTTGTATATTCATCTATTGAGGCTTATATCAATGATATAAATTCTGATATTGAATACGCTTATATCTTTACAAGGGGACAATGGTATTGCAACGAATACAATATTTATATCAGTGATAAAACTGAACTATCTAGCTTTGAACCATTATGGTCTGTTCTTGTGAAACATAAAAACGTAAAGGAGTCAGCATAAATGGATAACCATAAGCTTACATTTAGATCTAATAAATCCCTAGTCAAATTGGCTAGGGAGACTATCACAAATAGCAACTTTAAAATTGCTTATCGTGAGAAACATACAACAGATAAATGCTTTTACCTTGTCAAAGATGACGGCATATATCTTATGAACGCTTACTCTACACCAAAGGATAAGACACCCAAGACAAATAACACAGTCGTTTATGCTAGTGGATATAACCCCAAGTATAATGACAATGTATGGGAAGATTCTTATCAAGTTAGTCGTGATGACTTTGCAGATAACATGTACTTCACTGATGACCAATTAGAACGCATTGCTGGTGGTGGAGATATTGATATAACCATAACCCCTAATTCATACGAGGTAAGAGCATGAAAACCATAGACTATACAAAAATACCACAACATTTACGCCACTTGTCTGAATGGAGACTAAGAGCATTATTTTATTTATTTAGAGGGAGAATCTAACCATGTCAACATATTACCGACCAACCAATTCAATACCATTACAAAAAATCAAGGACAGCAAATTCTTAGAAGACCATGAGTTTTATGTCGTAGAAGATGAAAATGGAACTTACTTTACTTGTGGAGGACATTACATTCACTTTGCAACTGATAGCGATAACAATGTTATAGACCTGTTTAGATACGGTTCTAATAACCCCGAGAAGATTATTACACCCTTACGCTATGAGTTTGAAGTCGACTTTGTTTCCGAACATGATGACGATTATGACGACTATGCAGACACAGATACTGCCGTTATGAGAATCTCTATAGGAGACTTAGTTGATGACAGTTGATACAGTCTTTTACATTACCATAGGTGTCTATGTTCTTGTTTACTTTCTCAGTGAACCTGTAGCACCTGATGATGAATAAATACTTCATCAAGATAGTACCATTCAATGCAGTAGAGCATGACTTACAAAGATACCCAAGTATCGATAAAGTCGGCTTTACTGTTGGCTACTTAGTCTATCAAAACAACCAACTGATTAAGTCAGCTTGGTTTAAATCTCGTAAGAATCTTTTTAGGGCTTTAGATAAGTTCTTGTACAATCCACAGTAATTTGATATATTCGGACTAAGGCATAGTCTGATTTATCAATTTACTTCTCAAACCTCTCCAAATTAGTTTATGCCTTCTTGGTCTTTATCTTCAGTCCAACCTTCATCAAATCTTTCTTCTTCCTCTTTATCAGTCATTGCATCTATATCTTCTTGACTTTCCTCTGGCAGATCTAACATGGCTGGATCTGGATCCGGTTCAGTCTTATCCTCTAATACCACACTTCCCATAAGCTGCGATAACCTGGCTTCAACTTCGTCCCGACTCATTTGATCTACCTTCCCGAACATTACCTCTTTACGATCTACTATAAGGCCCCCGACTTTAAGAAGTGAGTTCTGGGCAGAAATTGCTGCATTAAAAGACCCCGCTTCCATTGCCTTGTCCCGAATATCATATAGATCCTGGACTGCCCTATCATAGTTGAGTTCATACTTCTTCTTAGCCTGGTTCATCAAATAGTTATACTCCTTACGAATAAGGGGCTTGTTCATGAGTTTATTGGCAGCTTGCCTAGGAGAAGTATATCCGGCTTTGTAGGCACACTCTACAAGAGATAATCTCGGATTATTGACCGAGATCCAAATAAAGTTGCGTTGTCGTCTATTGAGGGAGTTATCGAGGTTGCAATATTCTATGGGAGCTTCTTCTTCAGCAGATATTATAGGTTCATATTCTAAGTTATTTTTTCTATAGCCCATGTTTGCATATTAGAGTAGAGGTAGATTTTAATAATACCTACCCCCACTTTACCCTAAAGTGTATTGTGAGGATACTTGATGATCGTATATTCAGTCAAGTAGTTTCTCATATATTTAGTAAGTTTTTCTCATTCTCCTGTGACAAAAATGAAAAAAATACAATATTCGTCAAAAGCCCATTCTTATCATGTTTTTAACTGTCATGACATTATGACAATAATTGACATTAATCTATTTATCAGCAGTTTTGTCAATATATTGCGATAAAACCTCATCAACTAACTTGCGAACTTCCTTATCCTGGAACTCTAAACTGAGCTGTGCCAGGCAAAAACTAACAGTGGCCAGTGAAATGTTGATCCTATCTTCGCCTCTATATACCATGTTATCAAACATAGTATCTAAGCGTTTAATAACTTCTTGTAGTGTGGGTTTCCCCATCTTGTCTTTAATCTCTACAATTTTAAGCATATCGCATGATAACACGATATTTTTAACAAAAGCTATAGTTTGAGTCTTGCTGGTATAACTTGGTTCCAATTACAGTCATCACAACAACGTCCTACCTTTACAGGATATGCATTATTGCCTTGATCCCAAACTACCTTGCCTTTATTGTCTTTTAAGGGTTTGATGTATCCATTGCAGATACAACACCTAACTCTATCTAGTTCAGTTATCTTCATGATCCATACTCTCAAAGATATGCTTGATAACTGCAACCGTCCAACCATTACCGAGCATCTTATATCTCTGGGTGTTAGATACATGGTTTGTGTAGTTATCTGGGACTGTTTGCAGTCTTTCGCACTCTAAGGGCGTTAGTTTACGCCAATGTAGTTCATCAACACTATCCCACTCATGCCTATCATAAGATCCTCTGCCACCAGATCTAACTGTTTTAGACTTCTCTCTTATCGGAGATACAACCAGGCTATCCTT